CCCACTCCTTTGATTCCGGATTTGTGGTTGTGCCATGTGCAACGATCTTTTCCAGTGATAAATCAGACCACTGGTGGTACGGCCACAATTGGATGGAGAGATATGTATCTCCCCCTGGAAGATGGGAGATTGCAGTTGTTGCAAGACGTTAGCATTTATGATGTAATACGTTTTATAACGCAAGATTCAAAGGAATACTTCGCCCACCAAGAAGATCTCGTTTCAAATTCGAACAACCTTTCAGAACGTATGTTATTGTGCGGTACTTGCAACATGCCCTTAGAGGGTGTGTGTCAATGCAAGATTGTGGATAAATTAGATCAACAAGTTGGAATCCACACAGGAATATCCTGTGCGCGTATGGTACACCGGTGCTGGTCATATTGTGACCGAGCGCATCGCTGGGTTCGAGGAGAACCAATACCTGAAGGTGTACAAGAGCGAGTTAATCGTGGAGCTGCTCTTGATTCACATTGGTTGCTCCGTTGGACGAATTGGATACCCTCTCATATACTCTTAAGGAGATCCGTATTGGATTTTGTTGCCTTTATGGAGAACGAGAGGGCATCACAACTCAAGCCCTGGTACACCATTTTACATATATTGCTATTTGCTTGTGTGATTTTTATGGTGTATGTACCGTGGCAAGTGTTTTTGCTTTTTCTAATGCTTTTGATTTTGATTTATCGCGACACAATGTATTTTGAGCGCGAGATGATCATCGAAGCAATTTTGGAAGATAGAAGACATTTGCCATACGTGTTCACACGCATACGTGATTCCCAATTGAGATTCATATTAGGTTTGAGTGCCATGTTAGGAACAATATATGCGGCTTTGATAACTAGCCGTAAGTTGCGTCATATGGCGCATGGCATGATATTCACCGATAAGTATGAGCAGCAGGGGCGGTTATCGCCATTGTCGGATGCAGATCTGGAGAACAGGGATGCCGAGCAGAATGCTTGGTCTAAAATTCCATTGTCTACATTACCAGTATCCCACCGTGTGAAAACGACGACGATAAATCAATTGGAAACGATAGTTTTCAATAATCTGTGTCACTTAACAGTGGCACTAGAGGACGATCGTTATTTTACTTCGGATGTTTTTTTTCCGTGTTCGAATTACGCCATAGTGCCTACTCATTTGTTTGGGAAGCATAGGATTTTGGCAGGACTGTTCAAACGCAATGAATTCGATGGCAGTAGTTTTAACTACATAATTTCACGTGACCATTCAGTGGATATACCGAATACAGATTTTTCCTTAATTTGGGTACCTGCTGGTGGTGAATGGAAGGATGTGCGCAACTATATGCCGCGAACAATGATGAAGAATGGTGCCGGGAGATTGATTTACAAAGACGAGAACGGAGGACCACTTATATCCAAGTTATATCATACAGTTGGTACGCAACACACAGTGAAAGAGTTTTATGGCTCGAAATATGACCTTGAATTTAATACGTTCGAAGGTTTGTGTATGGCTGTCACACTAGCGGAAACCAAAGCTCCCACAATTTCCGGATTCCATCTAGGTGGGAAGAATGGACACAAGCGTGGGTGTTGCGGATATTTGTCTGTGGAACAATTGGAAAGTGCCATGGAAAGATTGTCTCGCATACCGGGAGTATTGTTGTCCAATAGTGCAGGAACTCTACCGGAGGAGATTCTTGGAGTACAATATTTTCAAGGGCGGCGTGTGCATCCCAAGAGCGCATTAAATTTTTTGTCAACAGAAGCGCAGGTAACAGCGTACGGTGAGGTGACAGGAAGGGCCAAATATTATTCGGAAGTTGTAACATCAGCAATCTCCGATAGTGTGGCTCGCCACATGGGTGTGCACCAGCAATGGGGAAAACCCCAATTTGGTAAAAATTATCCCTGGCAGGCATCGTTAGATGTGGCTACTCATCCAGCACTGGGTGTTGAAGGTTCACATTTGACATGGGCTGTGCGAGATTATTTGCACCAATTTTGTATGGTGTTGGACAATTTTCCAAGTCTTAAAATGGACATGGTTCCATTGACAGATGAGGAAGTTGTGAATGGTAGAATAGGCATTCGATTCATCGATAAGATGCCTTCCACCACGTCGGTGGGGTATCCATTGGGTGGACCAAAGAACCAATATCAATTTGACGTGGTAATTCCAGAAGATGCGCGCCGCACAGAATGTGTTGATTTTGTACCAGAGATTTGGACAGAAGTAGCACGAATGGAAGAATGTTATTCTCGACACGAGCGATGTTATCCTATTTTCAAAGCTTGTTTGAAGGATGAACCAACTCCTTTGGACAAGGAGAAGGTGAGAGTTTTCCAGGGCGCCCCAATAGCAATGCAAATTTTGGTCAGAAGATATTTCTTGCCGATAGTGCGATGCATGTCTATGTTACCACTTGCAGCAGAATGCGCAGTTGGTGTGAATGCACATTCCCAGGAATGGGATGAGCTTGCAACTCACATGCGCAAATATGGCGCAGACCGTATATTGGCGGGTGATTACAGCAAATACGATTTGCGAATGCCAGCCCAGTTGGTGTTGGCCGCTTTTTCCGTTCTTATTTCAATAGCGGAGAAATATGGATATTCATGTCGTGACATGATAGTAATGCGAGGGTTGGCCACAGATGTTGCTTACCCAACGATTGCTTACAATGGCGACTTGATTGGTTTGTTTGGAAGTAATCCCTCTGGACATAATCTGACAGTCTATATAAATTGTATAGTGAATTCATTACTAATGCGATGTGCCTATTGTCATATTGAGGGACCATTGGTACCCTTCCGCCATTCAGTGGCATTGATGACTTATGGAGATGATTGTAAAGGCTCGGTACACGAGCGTTGCAAGAAATTTAACCATTTGTCAGTGGCCGCATATCTGGATCA